TCTTAGGGCCTTTTTAAATGTTACCTATATGTTGTGTAACTATGTGATTGTGTATGTAATCTTATACACTTTAGCGAGATAACAATTAGATTAATAAAAAACTTAATAACTTCACAAGTCATTGAGTGCACCAGTTTCTATAATAGAATAATTAGGTTGTTTCCATACCACACCGTGTGTAGGTTCGTGAAATGTAGAAAAACTAACTATTATAGTTTTAGGTGTAAAATGCATAACTCCTTAATAACAAATAAAATGAAATCAACAAAAATTATGTTAGCTTTTATAGCTACGCTTATTGCTACATGGACTCTATTTAGTCTTATTGGATATTTATTATCTGATATGTCATTAAAAGAATGTTACACAAATGGTGGAACAATTGGTTGTATGGCTGTATTTGGTTGGATACCAAGTATTATTGTAGGTGCAGATATTAGTGATAAACTTAACAACTATTAATAATGGATCATCCAATATTTAAAGCTGCTGTATTGATTGGAAGTCAAGAAGAATCTGATATAGCTAAAGATATATGTCTTAAATATTCTCTTCCTGTTTGGGAAGAGATTGATTTAGGATTTGATTGGATAGATTATGGTGATGGTGATCTTCCTACATATTTATATTATGATGGTAAAAGAGATGAATCTGAAAAATCTCGTGTAGGTTTTTTTGTTGATGATATGGATTTTAAACACAATTATAATATTATGTCAATAGAAGAATTTGAAGCATTAGCTAACACTCTAAATCCAGAATACGATAGTATAGAAGACATATTGTCTAAACTAAAAGAAATAAATAACATCCTTAATAACAAATAACATGAAAAAAAAACCTATTACATCAATAGTATCATTGTATACTATTACAGCTATTCTATTAGTTATCATCTTCACTATGGAGAGCTGTGCATCAAGATGCAAACAACAAAGAAGATATTGGTCTAATCATAGAGCTGTATAATTATGAGCACAGAACAAATTGAACAAAGGTTACAGACTATCAAGAATGAAATACATGCATTAGATAGTCTAAGAGATGCACATGATGATACAAACATACATGTGATTGAAGAGCAACAAGACATATTGTTTCACGAAAGACAACAACTAACATTCTTGTTAGAGAGTTGTTTTGATGATCTTATAGGATTATGAAACTAGTAATTTATTCAGTATTAGCTATTGCTTGGCTTATATACCTTGCAGAGCCAACAATATCATTTAAACCATTCTCTATTGAGTTTGCTAAACCATATGCACCATTTGCTTGGTTTTTTCTTTTGCTTGCAATTGTATTTTTTCAAATACAATCTGATACTATTGCATACAAGAGAGGTGTAAATGATACAATCGAAATAGTTAAAGAAACACTTAAAAACAAATAAGAATTATGATAACATTATACATATTCCTATCATACTTAGTTATGATAGGAATTTTTATTGAGTCTTATGATCATATAGATGATCTTACATGGAAACATTATGTATCATTGATGTTTAGTCCAATAGTATTACCAGTTCTTATTGGTATGATGATAAGTAAAAGATAATGGTAGTAGAATTTATAGCAAAGGTAATCATAAGCATGGTCTTATGGTTACTTGTTGCTAGAGTGTTCCTATACTTTGGCAAGAAAATATTTAAAGATTAATCAAATCAAACACAATGACAAAACAAAAATACAACATTGAAGAAGCATTCCAACAAGTTCAAGAACTAGTAGATGCTCAAGAGAAAGCATTGAGAACAGCTGACACTCTATTACATCTAAAAGATTGTATCATAGAGATATTAGAAGACCAAAAGAAAATTAATGAAAAAGAGAATAAGATTCTTAGAATCTGTCTGTATTCATTAGTAGCAGTGTATTCAATAATATTTATTGCATCATATTTTGCGAAGTAGAATATCTAGAGGTACATTGGTAGCATCAACAGATAGATTTAGAGCAATCAAAGCTAAAAGGTTGATAGTAGAAGTGATATATAATTTCAGAAATGGAATTATAAGAGAGAAGACAATAGACATAAGACAAACAATAAACCAGTAATCAATTAATTCCTTAATAACATGAGTACACAAACAAGTATTTTCACATTTGACCATGGTCAAAAAAAGCTTAACCAAGCAATTGGTGTAACAGATGGTTACATGAAAGATCTACAAGATCAAGTTACAAACACATTAAAGAATTTTGTCTTTGATGAGAACAAAGAAGTAAAAGATGATATGTCACCAAGTCTATTGGTAGAGACATGTGCTAATGAATTTAGCTATTCTCAATTAGTAGTGATGTCATCATTCTATTTACAAGATAAACTAGATGGATTTGCAGACAGTTTAAAAGATAAATTTAAGAATATGAAAGATTCAGTTAAAGCTATTAAATTAGATGCTGATGATCTTCCACCTAACATCAAAGAGATGCTTGATCAACTTACAGAAGGTCGTAGTGAAGGTGATCCAATTGATGGTGATTCATTACCACCAGAACTTAATGATTTCCTTAAGAAATTAGCTGAAGAGCAACAAAGACAAGAAGGAGATGGTGATGATGACTAATCCAACAAGAAGAAATCTATCTGGTGTGTATATATTTGATACTCTTCCAGGTGATAAGAGAAGACAACCTACAGTGTTTGAAGATTGTACAGAAGAGAAGCAACAAGAATGGTTAGATAGTCTAACTACAGAAGCTCTCAAGAATCTTGCTAAACATTTAGGCACAAAACTTAGAGACTTAGGTGATATGTTTGATATCATGAGTGGATCTGTAGAATGTGAGGGTGATGATGAGGATGAAGTAGAAGATCTACGTGATCCTAATGGTAATTCTTAATAAATAACTAATAAGAGAGCTGTAATGGCTCTCTTTTATATCAAAGCTATGAAACAATACAGATTTAAAAATGAACAAGAGTTTAAAGATGATGATTTTTGGAATGATGAATATGAATGCCCAGATAACTGGTCTGAAGAAGGTGATATGAATGGTTATATGGGACAAGATGTTCCTGATAAATTCATTAAACTAATTGAGAAAGGTCATCCATTTACTTATGATAATTGGTTATTCCGAGCAAACAATTGTATTATCAAAGAAATAGAAGTAGTAAACGTAGAAGAAGTATTAGAACAAATTAAATTAAATAATTCCTTAATAACAAAAGAAAAAACAATGGCAACACAAGTAAAGAAATCAGCAAAAGCAAATCCAGTAGCAGAGAAGTTCGTATTTATGGACAAAACAGTTAACATTCTAAACGTAGGATTCCAAACATGTAAGAATGTTGTATTATATGGTCCAGGAGGACATGGTAAATCAGAAATGACACTTGATTTTCTAAAAGCAAAAGGTATTGAACCTTATGTTATTACAATGGGTACAGGTATGACTACAGACAGATTGTTTGGTGGTCTTGATATACCTATGTTTGAAAAGACAGGTAAAATAGAATATCTTGTAGAGAATTCATTTATGAATCATCCTTTTGTTATATTCGAAGAGATGTTTGATGCCCCTGATTTCATCTTAGAGCAATTAAAGGATATATTATCTAGTGGTACATTCAGAAATGGTACACAGATATTTCCTATTGAAACTAAATTCATCATCTGTTGTACTAATAGAACTCGTGATGAATTCTCAAAGAATATGTCTTTGAAAGCATTGATGGAGAGATTTCCTCTTGAATTGAATGTTATCTGGGATAACTACACAGAGATCAGCTATAACAAATTACTAGAGAGTAAGTTTGGTGTAGATAATGTAGATCCAGTGATTCCTTATTTGTTACAAGAGTATGCAAAGAATGGTATTACAATTAGTCCACGTGTTGCTGTAACAGCATATCAAGTGTATGACCAATGTGGACCAGAATCATTAAGCTTTATTGCTGAGTTCTCTAAGAAACCATCATTGATAGCTGAAGCTATTAAGAAGTTTGAGGCTACAATTAAGTTTAGAGATTTATCTGCAGCTCTTACATTCAGTATTGAAACTCTAACTCATTTACCATTGGTATCTAGAGATGATGAGAAGATGTATAAAGATGCTATTGGTGATCTTACTAAGCAATTAACAGACATCAAAGGATTAGCAGTGAGTGATGATATTGCACAAATACATTCACAATTAGTGAAAGCTGCTACACAAGCAAGTGAGAAGTTTACTAAGAGCCTTCAAATTGCTTCATTCATATAATGGCAAGTTTATGGGATAATGGGTATGATGATTACTACGGTGATTATTATGCCCCTTCCTATACTCCTAAGAAGAGTAGTGGAGGCTGGAAAAGTAAATATGGTGGTAGTGGATGGTCCAAGAGTTCTTGGTCTAATTTCTCATATGTTGTATCATATGAGGATAATGATGAAGATCTATTTGTTAAAGATCCAGTTAACTATTTAACACCAAGTGCTAAAGACATCAAAGCTAAGGTGAGAGGTGTTAAGAAGCAAGAATCTATTGATTTGATCAAAGAGTTAGCACGTGTGTGTTATTTCAAGATGATTGATGAAACAGAATATGTAGCTGATAAGTATAAAGATGTAGATAACCTAGCTGATGAAGACAAAGGAGAATATGCAAAAAAGAAACCTTTATTTGATTCTGTGTATCAACAATATGTTCCAGGATTTACACCTCTTGAACAAGCTATTGCTATCTATCTGAAGCTTAAAGAATCTCCTACTGGAGAAAGAAGTGAAGATGATGATGATGAAGAAACAGATACAAGTAAATCATTTGATTTTGATAGAAGTCTTTATTCTGATCCAAATATCAATGAACAATTAGATCTTAATGAACTAAGTAAGGATAAGAAGATGGAGATTATGAATCACATATCTCTTGTTGGTAAGTTTGGTAGTGAGTTTAAAGTGGAGAAAGAGATATCTGAGAAGATAGTGGCTAATTCTGATCAATATGCAACAATGATTATGAGAGATTATGCTCAAATACACATGATGCCATTATATCAGAAGATGTTTCCTAATTTTAGAACTAAATTCTTAACTAAAGATTTGACAGTGAATGTTCCTGTTGATAGAAAAGAACAGATTCAGAAGATCATCATTCTATTAGATTATTCTGGTAGTATGTGTGAAGAACAAAAACAGATTTGGGTAAATGCTATATTAATAGACAGATTCAAGTATGTAATGAGAGGTGAAGCTGAAGTGTTCTTTAGTTATTTTGTACATGATCCAGAACAATTAGACTTCCAACATATAAAGAATAGAGAAGATGTAATTGCATTTTGGCAAACATTCTCTAATAGTCCTAATGGTGGAGGAACAGAAGTTGGTGATATGGTTGAACATGTAGCTAAAGAGATAGCTGATCGTAAACTTCACAATCTTGATATTGATTTATCAGAAGAGAAGCCAGAGATATTAATTATCAATGATGGTCAGGATTCTATAAATAGTGAGAAGTTTCCTTATAAAGTGAATGCCATATCATTAATGCAATTTAGTGATGAGTTAAAAGATCTTTGTCTTGATACAGATGGTAAACAGATTAAGGTGACAGAAGACTTGCAAGTGTTCAGCTATGCTAAAGATGTAGGTGAACAACAGATTAAATTATAATTGGTTAATTATTTGGTTTGTTACTCCCTGTAGATTATATTTGCAGGGATATTGTATAATCACTGGGGACTATAAACGCCAAATAGCAGTTTAAATAGTCAATGTATGTGCTGCGTATCATTGAACTTACCTATATTATGCATATTATGAGTTTAGAACTCACTAGAGTGATACAAAAAGAATAGGGAAGCTGAAAACTATATAGAGTAGGCACAAAATTAAACCAATGAACAATGAAGTATCTAATAAGTATAGTCTTTACGTTCTTATCTGTATTAGCCTTTATGAAACTATTGTTTCTATTGAATAAGGGCAATACTGTTGCAAATGTTTTTGCTATAGTAGGTATATTCTTATTGGGATATATAATTGCAAGAACAAAGTTATTTACACAATTAAAATCAAAGAAAAAATGAAAAAAGTAGTATTATTAGGAGCATTAGTTGCTATGTTTGCAACATCATGTACAACAGCTGACTCAAGTGAAGTGGCATTAGTGGTAGATCAAATTGGAAATGACAAAGGTATTCCAAACATTGAAATGGCAAGTGGATTTATTTTCTACTTCCCACCAACACAGGATGTATTTATGTATCCAACATCAGTTCAACATAAAGTATGGACAGCAACTGAGGATGAAGATTCTCCAACAGATGAACATATTGACGTAACATCAGCAGATGGAGCTACATTTGGATTAGATGTATCTATCAACTTACAATTGCAGAGAGCAAGAGCAGCTGATTTATTTATTAAGTATAGAGTTGGAATGGATGATTTAATTAATTCAAGAGTTAGAACTATTGTTAGAAAAGAGTTATTAGATAATGCTGTATCATTTGCATCAGATAGTTTATTACAACATAGAAATATCTATGAGGCTAATGTAACAAAATCTTTATCAGCTTCTTTAGAGAAGGAAGGATTTACATTAAACAACATTGCTGTATTAAAAATGGCACTACCAGCATCATATAAAAAAGCTATTGAAAGAAAGATTGCTGTGTTACAAGAAACAGCAACTATCATCTCTCAGACTAAACAAGCTGAACAAACAGCATTGAAGAAAGTGGCATTAGCTAAGGGTAATTACGAAGCAGCACAATATGATGCTAAGACAAAAGAAATCTTATCACAACCTAAGCTTCTTGAATTATACAGAGCAGAAACAGAAAGAGTATGGGCAAATAAAGGCAGATCTCCATATGGTTCTAATAATGTATTTGGTTCTGCATCTGGAATTCTTTTAAATAGATAATTGCACAGTGGTCCTACATCCACACACATTAAACTTGTAGGATTGGTCTCTGATGTTAGGGAACACTTGTGAGTTGCAATGATAAAACTCTCAAACAGGCTAAACATTGAACCAGATAGTGCATGAGGCCCATGCTACGAGTAACTATCAAAGATACTATCAGTAATGGTAGATGTGTTGTTCCCTTGAGAAAGGAATATGTACAAGAAGTGGAAGTTACGCCACACAACACAAATGAGTTCTCAGCAAGTAGTTAATCAGGTGTGAGTTCAGTAATCCTCCCATTTACACATCGAAAGGAGGTAATTAACTACGTGACCCTACTCTTATATCTAACAATCGTAATTGATTTGCAGAAACAATAGTACATAAGAACAGACTATAAGAAAGAGGGTGCTAAACAATATTTAAAGCTCGAGGCTCAATCATTTGATTTGAGCACGCTACCTCGGACTATGATAAGTGTCCTCACATGAGGAATTTGGGGGTGACTGGAATTGACTGGTTATTATAGATTATACAATTCAGCCAGAGAGATAACTGTAAACTAAGGTGAATTTAATTTAAATGGCAAAAACACAAATGGTGTAGTGGCTCTAGGAGCAAACGCACAAATCGAAGCTAATATGAACAAAGTATTCTCATTATTGAATGAGGATGTAATAGTTGGTTTAGCAGCCTAAATTACCTCAAGATTTCTCTATTAGATTAAATAGAGTGGTGGGAACGTTAAGCTAAGCTTGACCCTAAATAAGCTGTATAAAATTGTATTTTTGAAGTAAGCAACACGGGAGTTCGAATCTCCCCACCTCCACAGCAGTTACTTGACGCAAATAGCACAGTAACAGACATTGGATAGTTTGCACATCACGAATGTTAAGTCCTTTCCACGCAGAGAAGGAGTTGAGTACTTATAGAGAAGAAATGTTCCTAATCTCAACAATTGACATCTCCCAAGGGAGAAGGTCCTATTAAAGCCTCTATTAACATAGGGGCTTTTCTTATTATGTATTAATCCTTAATAATAAATAACAATGAAAACAATCACAATGAAACCAACTGAGTTTTATCAGTTCAGACAATTAGCATTCGCAATGAGTATAGCGTTTGCATGTACAATAGCACATGGTGTGTATATTGTAGAAGCCAATATAAACCAGCTAGAACAGTTGGGTTATTAAGGAGGGCAAAAGGGCTCTTGTGTAATAGCAGGAGCCTAATTGTTTAATCATTAATAAAAGAAATTATGAATAAATTTGAATGTAGTGAGTGTGGTACAAGATACAGCTCATCAGAAACAACACCACCTCCAGGAATCAAATGGAGTGATGGACATGTGTGTACACCTAAATCTGTAAACAAATAGAATATGGAACCAATACATAAGTTTAACAACGGTAGAGGAGCTACATATTTAACAATTTAATAATGGTATAGGAGCTAGTTATTCAATAATAGTTTATATATTTGTTGTATGAAAAATATAAAAATATACAAACTGCTAGATCCTATAACTAATGAGATTAGATACATAGGTAAAACCAAAAATGACTTATCACTAAGATATAGTCAACATATTGCTAGAGCAAAACAAGGACATGATTCACATGTTTATTCTTGGATAAGTAAGTTATTAAAAGATAATTTAAGACCAACAATAGAACTAATTGAAGAATGTACTGAAAATAACTGGGAAGAAAGAGAACAATATTGGATTTCTTTTTATCCTAACTTAACTAATATATCAAAAGGTGGTATAACTTATTTTGGTGAATACCATAAAAGATCTGATTTTGTATCATCTGTTATAAAAAAAGTTATCAAGTATGATATTAATGGAGATTTTGTTTGTGTCTATGATTCAATAACAATTGCATCAGAAGGAAATAAAAGTTTAAGAAAACATATTTCAAATTGCTGTAGTAACAAAAGACAATCTGCTGGTGGATTTCAATGGAGATACCATACAGAAGATTATTCTTTAAAAATAGAACCTTATGTTAAAAGATTGTCTAGTACTATATTAAAAAAAGGACATACTATGAATAAAGGTAAATCATTAAGTGATAAACATAAACAAAATTTATCATTAAGCCATATTGGTAAAACTTATAAAAAACAAAAAAATGACAAAAATTAAACCTATACACAAGTTCAATAATTCTAGAGGAGCCATGCTCTGTAACAAATGTAGAACTATTATATCTACAGGACCAAAGACTGAAGAGTTGTATTGTGAGAAATGTAAACCTAAACAAGAAACAAAATGAAAAACATACACATATTACAACAAACAGATAAACCGAGTAGGTTACACGAATACGACTTCCTATCTCCAATGGGTTTATCAAAAGAACCTTTACAATGGAGATTGGGTAGAAACATCTACATCACTAATGATGAAGAAATTAAAGAAGGAGATTATAGTTTTTACCCTCCATTTGGTGTAGGTAAAAACATATTTATTGATGGAGAATTATGTTTTCACATAGAATCCAAGGATGGTAAAGGAAGTTTTACTCAAAAAACCTATCAAACTTTAGACAGGAACAAAAAAATAATCCTAACAACAGACCAATCATTAGATGGTGTACAAGCTATTGATGATGAGTTTTTAGAATGGTTTGTTGGAAAAGCAAAAGATAGTGGTAAGCCTATTGATATTGTTGAGGTTGAAGGTCATATTTACAAAGGTCAAGACGAAACTGAATACAAAATCATCATTCCAAAAGAAGAACCTAAACAAGATGATTTAGTTTACTTTACAAAAGGTAAAAAATATATTCAACAAGATGGTGTAGTTATTTTAGCTGGAGAAAAAGAGACTGATGGAATGGTAATAGCAGACCCCAAAAAAACAAGAAGTATTGGTCATTATTCAAAAGATTGGAATCCAAAAGCATTTAAAATACTTGAAGAACCTAAACAAGAAACACTTGAAGAAGTTGCTGAAAATTATAGATTAAGTAAAAAAGGATTTGTAACTAAATACGATTGTAAAAAAGGTTTTATTGAAGGTGCTAAATGGCAACAAGAACAGATAGGCAAGTCAGAATTTCTGCAAAAATTAAGAGCAACAAAATCTGATGCAGAAGCAAGGAGATTAATACTTGAAACATTTAAAAACAAATAAGATATGAAAACAGCAGAAAGTATTTTAAGAGAATATATACAATTTGAAGATGTAAACCAGTCAGAAACTATTGAACTTTTACCTTTAACAATAATTGATGCAATGGATGAATATGCAAATCAACAAGAAAGAAGTTATAGTGAGGAAGAAGTTAAAAAAATCATTAATGCTATAGTTGAAAAACATTGTACCTACTTTGAACAAAAGATAAAAGATGATATTAAATTAGACTGGTTTGAACAATTTAAAAACAAATAAGATGAAAGATATTAAAAAAAAAGCTTTAGCAATTTGGGATATAATTACAACTAATAAGTTCTATCTCGTAACATTTAAAGACAATGGAAATGTAAATTGGAGAACAGAGTTTAACATAATAAGAGAAGATTACAAAGAAACAATTTAAAAAAGAAATAAGATGAAAACAACAAGAATACAATATATTACTAATGCATTAGATGAATTAGAAATAGGAGATGAACTTGATAAGCAACAATTTGTTAAGTTACATTGGGGAAGAGTAGATTTCTTTGTAGAACGCTCATTTGATGTAGCATTCTGTACAGCAAGAAAGAAATTCCCAACAAGAAAGTTTGAATCTGTTAACAAAATGATAATTAGAAGATCATGAGTAAAGAAATAGAAGTAGGTATCACTGTTAGTGAAATATATCTAACAGTGAGTGGTACATATCATCCAGAAGAACCAAGAGAAATGTATGATGGTAATATGGAAGGATATCCAGGAAGTTATGCTGAGTTTGAATTAACATCAGTTAAAGTGGAAGATGTAGAAATCATTGACATCATCAGTGATTCAATATTTGATTCAATAGTAGAAATGGTAATAGAAAATCAAAAAAACTAAAAGTTATGAAAATAGAAAATGGAAAGTGGGTAGACCAATATGGTGACCCTGTAACAGTATTTAATTATGATAAGATAAAAGAGATTGGAAGCAATCTTGTAAACTTATATGGTGAAGATATCACCTACAGTAGAATCAATTTGATCTCTACAATCAAAACTCTTACACCTAAACAAGAATCAGATCTTGCTTATGTATTGAGTAATGAAGGTGCCATATCTAAATTAGCAGGATATTAATTATGGAAGCTAAAGATATAATCGGTAAAGAGATAGAATGTTTTGAGTTTAAGAATGTTAAAATGCTTTCATACTCAAATCAACATAAACTATTATGTGGTAAAAAAGCTATTGTTCTAAACATAAATGAGTCTTATCCACAATTTGCTCTTGTAGAAATGACTTTACCAATTGGTAAAAAAGAGTCAAATCATTATCCTACAGCAGGTATAATTGAGCAATTAGAAGCAAAAGAGCTTGAGAATTTAACAATAGAAGAAATTCTAAACAACATGAAGATGCTAACGTCAAAAATATAAATCATGGAAGATAAAGATTCACTTATAGGAAAAGAAATGAAAGGCTTTAAGTTTAGTGGTTATCCAACTTATATGCCTCATATGCAACCATATGAAGGTGTTGTTGGAAAAATAACATTTCAAGATCATAATGTAACTAAAATAAGATTTCCTAATGGTAGAAGTTATAATTATCCATATCCTGAATCACTTAATCATCTAGTAGTAGAAGAAGAATTAACAATTGAACAAATCCTTAATAACATTAAAAAATTAACATCAGAATTATGAATCCAGAACAACAACAAGAAATAGTCAGAGCAGTGGTTTCTGACTATTTTGACAAATATGGAAAAGAATATCTACTAATAGATATATTTATGTTTCAAAAAGAACACATTATTGAAATTGGTACAAGTATATTATGTACTAAATGGAGTGTAGGTTACCCAGGTAGTAGCTTTGTTCAAGCAGTGGTTAATAATGATCTTGCTGAAGCATTTGGTAGAGCAGATGATATCAATATTCATTCTATCAGATTTTATGTAATGTTAATGTATAACGTAGGAGCACCTACATCTTTATTTCAATAGTTATGGGAAGATGGTATATATTAGATGAAAACAATAAACCAGTTGTAGCTGCTTCTGTAATAGAAGCAGCAGAATGGTTAGACAAGAATCCAGAAAGAAAAGCAGTAAAACAAGAACATATTGGTGATATATTTATATCAACAGTTTTTCTTGGTCTTGATCATGCTTGGGACAGTGATATACCAGTGTTATGGGAAACTATGATATTTGAAGGAGAACACGATCAGTATATGGATAGATATACATCTTATGAAGATGCTCTTGAAGGACATCAAATAGCATTAAACTTAGTAAACAAACAATAATGGAGAAAGAGTTTATAAATTACACCGAAGCATCAATTTTAAAAGAATTAGGATTTGATGAACCTTGTTTTGGTTATTATACTGGAGATAAAAAACATCTTGTACTAAGACCAAATATGGGTAGGAGAAATGAAGATTTGAATGATATAGTTTGTACTTCACCACTTTATCAACAAGCATTTAGATGGTTTAGAGATATACATGGATTATATCATACTATATGTCCTGAATTTTATAGGGATGGAATAAATTTTAATTGGCAGATACTTTGGTATTTACCAAAAGAAGAATGGACCGAATATGTAATATGTGATGGAACCGTGTGTTATGGAGATAATGGCGAATATCCATCTCAAGAAGAAGCTGAACTTGCTTGTTTAAAGAAATTAATAGAAATAGTAAAACAAAAATAACATGGCAACATTAAAGAAAGAAATACAAGATGTAATTGATAACACAAGTGATTTGTTATACAGAGAAGAAATCTATATCAATGGTAAACATGAATATGATTATCATAAACTAGATGCTACACCACAAGCTACAGTTCATACACTATATTTCAGTGATGACTTTGAATGGAGTGAACATATTAGAAAAACAGTTGCTATGCAGCTAGTAGATACAGGTAGTGGTATAGAGCTAATTGGTATTAACTCAAAAAAAGAGATAAACTATTTAGAAGCTGAACAGCTTCACATTCTTTTAAGACTATCTAGTTCACATAGTGTATATCAAATTACAGAACCAGCACCTAAGAGAGAGTTCTAATGTGGTATCCAGCAGAAATTGTATTAAAAAGCTACCTTCCTCTTGAATTAGAGGAGGGTATGCTCTTTGTCAACAGAATATCTGTAGGTGTAATTGAACCATATGTTGAACTATGGGAGCTTGAAGAAGTTCCTGAAGATATGGATGAGTTCATGGCTAAACATGGTGCACCTGTAGAACTATTCATCATTGATGAAAATGAGAACATTCTTGCTACACATGATGAAATAGCTTGGTGGGATGAAGGAGAGCATACAGATGAGCTAAGAGAAATTACACTAGATGATATTAACTATCTATTAAGAGAACTTGATGGATATGTTGATATAGATATAGATGAAGATTATGGACCAACTATTTACGAAGGTAAAGTGGTACTAGGATTAGAACCAGAAGATGATATAGAAGATTGGGATGTAACATTAAACGATGGATTAGAAGAAATTTAAATATGGAATTATCAGTAGCAAATAAGCACACACACGAAAGAAAGGTAGCAGATTTTATAATTAAAAAAGTAAAATCACAAGCTATTATTATTAAATCAGAGAATCCAAGTCATAAGAATGGTATAATGTATTCAATCAATAAGACTGAATATGAAAACCTTATAAACTATGAATTTGAAGCTAAAAGAGTTCCTCATGTAACCAGAATGGTTGTAAGAGAATTCATCAATCGTAAATTAAAATCAGTCTAATTAAAATTGTTAGAATAATATAACATTTTTAATTATCTTTGTAGGCTATGAAATTTATAAATTATTTAGTTAGGTGGATATCGAATAATCTTGCTATGCCTTTTTGGATGGTAGGACATATCCACCTATCTATTAACATCTATGAAGACATATATGAAATTCTTGCCTCATTTGGTATGAATATCATTGTAGGAATAGGATTTTGGTTAGATTGGAGAGATCATAAAAAAACAACAAGACAATGAAAGAAGAAGTAATAATATATGACATAGAAACCATGCAAGAACTATTCTTAGTTGTATGTATGGTGCCTGGTAAAGCTGGTAAGAGCTTTCAAGTGTCTAAATGGAAGAATCAATTAGATAAATTCGTTAGATATACAGAAGAACATACTGATGCTTATTGGGTAGGATATAATAATCTACGCTTTGACAGTCAAGTTGTTGAATGGATCTTGAGAAACTACGATAAGTGGCATGAGTTAAGCAATTTAGAAATATGTGCAAGAATAGCACAGAAAGCTGCTGATGTTATCCATGATGCTAACTATGATGTGTTCCCTGAGTACAGAGAGCATGAATTAAGCCTCAAACAAATAGATTTGTTCAAGATACACCACTACGATAATAAGAATCGAATGGTGAGTCTTAAAAGACTAGAGTTTGAGATGGATCTTGAGAATATAGAAGAAATGCCTATACATCATACCAAAACTAATATGACAAAAGAAGAAGTGGAGATGACCATTGACTATTGTTATAATGATGTAGATGCAACTTATGAATTCTACAAGATAACTATGGGTGATACAGATCATCCACTGTATAAAGGGAATAATCAAATAGAGCTGAGACAAGATATTGAAGCTGAATTTGGTATCCCTTGTATGAACTATTCAGACTCTAAGATAGGGGATGAAATGATTAAGAAGTATTATTGTTCAGAGAAAGGAATTACATACAGAGAACTTCCTAAGAAAGGATATTTTAGAAAGAGCATTGATGTAAAGAATTGCATTGCTAAGTATGTAACATTTGAAACTCCACAACTAAAAGACTTCTTAAAGAAGATTAATAAAATGCAGCTTGGTCTGCAAGATGATTTCAAAGAGCATATAGATTTCTATGGAAATGTGTATTCTTTTATGAAAGGTGGTCTTCACACAGAGAATGGTCCTAAGATCTTCGAAGCTGATGAAGACTATGAGATAATTGATTGGGATGTGTCTAGTTATTATCCTGCCATCATTATCAACAATGGTAAGTTTCCTGCCCATTTAGGTAAGGAATTCCTTCGGGGATATAAACAGATGTTTGATAAGAGATTGGAGCTTAAACCTCTTGCAAAGAGCGATAAGAAGATTAAAGGAATTGTTGGAGCACTTAAACTTGCAGTTAACTCTGTATACGGTAAGTCATCTGATATGCAGAATTGGATATATGATAGGCAGTTAACTATGTTCACCACAATTACTGGTGAGCTTAGCTTGATGATGCTTATTGAAAAATATGAAACCAATGGCATACATGTGATCTCTGCTAATACGGATGGTGTAACCATCAAGATTAAGAAAGACATGATTCCTTTGATGCATGAAATCAATGCATGGTGGTGTAATATCACTCAATATGAGTTGGAGAGAACAGATTATTCCAAGATTATCTTTAGTACAGTGAATGACTATTTAGCAATTATGACCAATGGAGAGATTAAGAAAAAAGGTGATTTTCTTACTGATTTTGAATTGCACAAGAACAAGTCAGCTAGAATTGTTCCCATTGCTCTTGAGCAGTATTTTGTTTATGGTGTGCCTGTGGAGCATACAATTCGTGCTCATGAGAATCTTTATGATTTTTGCTTAAGACAGAAAGCTAGTAGGAGTTTTCACTATGAAGGGACCAATAGGTCAACTGGTAAGAAGACAGTGTATGATAAACTCATACGGTATTATGTATCCAACGAAGGAGATAAGATCTTTAAGATTAAGAATCCAGAGTGTCAAACCAGAGCTGCTGCAATAAGTCAAGTAGAAGCTGGTGAGTGGGTATGTAAAGTTTGTAATTTCTTACCAAAAGGTAGTAAAGTTGATAATGTCAACTATGATTACTACATTGAAAAAGCTAACAGATTAGTCTTAAAGATTAAAACTGAAGGCAGAAGAGTAAAAACGGTATTTATACCTAATCAATTAAATTTATTTTAATGAAAGCTAAAATCAATCGTGAGAACATCTCTAAACATTTAGTTGAATACCAACTAAATATGGTTGGTAAGACCCTAGAGGACACACTATCTGATGATATGTGGTTCTTTAACTGGACAATGACTCCAGCTGAGCATGAGGAATTCAAAGCATATGCTATTCCTTTGATGAAAAAAATCTTTAAATTTAACAAAGCGAATGCTGAAAAAACATTTGGATGGTTTAACCTCCAGTTTGGCCTTCGTATCAAATCTTAACAATCATGAATTTATTTATTATTATTGGAGCAATTGCTATTGTATCTGTAGCAATTATGTATTTCTCACTTAGAAATGCACCAGAAATTAAAGATGAAACACCTCCTAAGTTTACACCTAGAAAAATGACATTTGTTGTTACTGAAGTGGAGAAACCTAAGAGAAAGAAAAAGAAGTATTACAACAACAAGAAGAAAGCAACTCTTGCAGAATCTGCAACACCTGTTGCTAAAAGACCTGTTGGAAGACCAAGAAAAACTGTTGAATAATGAATTGGTTCGAGGATTATGAGTATCCCAATGATCACATATATGCTTTTGAAAGAGAAAGAGATATAGTTAATTCATGGCATAAATGGGAAGCAGAACATAAAGCCAAGAGTAGAAAGCCTGCAATAATTAAAGTGGTAAAACCAAAAGATGAAAATACAAATAGAACCTCAACAATTCGAGGAGCTCATCAAGAGAGGTTATAATCTAGATGTTATATTCTTATTAAAGTTGATAGACGAACAATATGATATTTCTCCATTATGTGAGGGAAGTATGAAGATTGATTCTGTCTATCAATCTTTAGTAAGAAAAGGGCTTATAACAAAAGATGATGAAAAGCTCACGTTAATAGGCAAAGACTTGTTAGAATTTGTAGATGCTAAGAGCACTGCAAAGATAATAAGAAGAAAGCCTGCTACAACAGACTTTGAAGAATGGTGGAAGACTTATCCAGGTACTGATTCATTTGAGTATAAGAATAAGAAGTTTACAGGTACTAGATCTATTAGGAAGGGTAAAGATGAATGCAGACTGAAGTTTGATAAGATATTATTAGAAGGAGAATATACAGCTGCACAGCTGATAGGTGCTCTTAATTATGAACTCTTACAGAAGAAAGAATCTTCTGTTGATACCAACAGTAATAGAATGACATTCATGCAAAATAGTGTCACCTATCTAAACCAAAGAGCTTTCGAAGCTTATATTGAATTAATTAATGATGGAGCTGCAGTGAATGTAGCACCACAAAAACCACAAGGAGGTACAGACATTTAAATTAAAAAATTATGACAATACATTTTAAAAACAAAGAAGTAATTTTAGTTGACGAAAAAATAGCTAATATTATAAAAAATAGAATATTAGAAGGATGTTCTAAATTTCAATCATTTACAAATGAGAAAGGTGAATTAATTCTTATTGTAAATATAGAAGAAATCACATACATTGATTAAACTATGAGTTTTGAACTATTAAATGCAGAAGTTAACAAAGGCCTAGGTGATTTCAATAGAGGTATACCAATGGGCTTTGATAGGCTTACTAGATATGTAGGTATTCGTAAGGGAATGTATTATTTGATAGGTGGTAACACAGGTTCAGGTAAGACATCTTTTATTGATGATGCATTTGTTCTTAATCCTGTTGATTGGGCTATGTCCAAAGAAGGAATAGCTTCAGGTATAAAGGTGAAGGTGTGGTATAGGTCCATGGAGAGAAGTAGAACATACAAGATGGCCAAATGGGTATCTCGTAAAATATTTCTAGACCAGGGTATAATTATTCCTGTAGGTAAATTACTTGGCTGGAATGAGAAGATGACTAAAGATGAGCATGATCTATTTTTATATTATAAAGATTATGTAGAACAGCTCAGTGAGATAGTCACCATCATAGATGGTCCAGAGAATCCTGTAGGTATAGCAAAAGAACTTAAAGCTTATGCTGAAAAAAATGGTAAGATAGAACAATTAGATCAATGGAATAAAATATATGTTCCTAATGACCCAACTCAAATCACCATGGTTGTAGTAGATCATATTGGTCTTCTTAAAACTACCAAAGATCAACCAACTAAAAAGGATGCTATTGATAAGATGTCTGATGAACTCAGATATGCTAGAGATTTCTATGGCTACAGTCCTGTAGTGGTAAGTCAGTTCAACAGAAGCATTTCTAATCCATCTAGGATAAAGAATGGTGATGTAGAACCTCAGTTAGAAGATTTTGCAGATAGCTCAAGCACACAGAATGATGCTGATGTAGTTATGGCCTTATTTGATCCTATGAGATATAAAGTGGCAGATCCTAGTGGATATGACCTAGATAAATTAAAAGATCAATTTGGTGCTAAGTATTTCAGAAGTGTAAGACTAATCAAGAATTCATACGGTGAAGATGATGTGAGAATTGGACTAGCATTTCTAGGTGAATTAGGAATATTTGCTGAGATGCCTCGTAAAAAAGATATAACTGATGATGATTATAGAAGAATTACAGATAAAAGCTTTTTTCTTAAGTAAATAATATCAATAATGTTTGGTAGTTTGTAAAAGATACCGTAACTTTGTAATAAAATTTTATATTATGAAGATAGGTATCGTTTACACACTCTCACATCCTATAACTAAAAAAGTTGTATACATAGGAAAAACAATCCATACATTAAAAGATAGATTATACGGTCATATTGGTGACAGTAAAAGGTATAATAGAAAAATCTGTAAATGGATAAGTAAATTAACTTCTGAAGGATTACTTCCATTAATTGAAGAATTAGACTCTTCATCTGAGAAAGATTTAGCTAGATTAGAAATATTCTATATTGAGCTATTTAAAACTTGGGGATTTGACTTAAAAAATCATACTAATGGTGGAGAAGGATTGATAGGTTTTAATCATTCAGAAAAATCAAAAAGATTAATGTCTATGAAAAGAATTGGAGAGAAAAATTCTTTTTATAATAAAACTCACACACAAGAGACAAAAGATAAAATATCATTATCTAAAAAAGGTAAAAAAATGTCTGAGGAGTTTTGTAAAAAAAGAAGTGACTACATGAAAGCAAATCCTGTAACAAAAGAAACTTATCAAAAGATAGCAGAAATCAATAAAATAAAAATTGGTCAATATGATCTTGATATGAATATTATAAAGATACATGATTCAGCTGCAGATGCATGTAGAGATATGCCTGAGTTATCAACTGGACACATATGTAGTTGTTGTAAAGGTAAAAGAAAGACACACAAAGGGTTTGTGTGGAAGTATTATTAATGTTTAAAAAAATAACATGACATCAGTAGAATTTTTACTTGAAGAAATAAAAAAATTAACAGGTTTAAATATAGCAAATGATGAACCTATTGTTAAAAAAGCAAAAGAAATGGAAAAGAAAGATATTTGTCATTTTGGTGCAAAATGTTGCTTTATGACAAATCAAAAAAAATCTTGGACAATAGAGGAATTATATAATGAAACATTTGAAAACAAATAACCTTGGTTTATTCAAGGAGTTACCTAGAAAGAAAGACATCACAGACGCAGATTATGAATCAATTACAAATAAGAGTTTCTTTCTTAGATAAACAATTAAAATCAATTAAAATCAATTAAAAATGAAAACAACAAATTATTCAAAATTCCTATTCTCTAGAGAAAACAGAGAAATTAGAACAAAAACAGTCTTAGCAATTAAAGACTCAATGACTAAATTTGGATTTATTCCAGGTAGACCAGTATTAATTACAAAAGAATGGGTGATCATTGATGGTCAACACAGATTCTTAGCAGCTAAAGAACTTGGTATCTCAGTAGAGTTTGAAATTGTAGAAGGAAATTACATTGACAAAATGATTCTTTTAAATTCTACACAATCAAATTGGACTTTAGAAGATTATGTAAACTCATATGCACAACAGAATATTGATTGCTATAGAAAGCTTTTGAAATTTAAAGAAAAATATGATTTGAGTCTTTCTTCTGCAATCACTATGTTCTTTGTTGTAGGTGTAAAATCTGATGGTATTAGAAAAGGAGAGATTCTTAAAATCAATCCTGATGCAGATAAAATAGCAGAGTTTGTTTTGAATTGTAATACAGTAGCATATAATAAAGATAATAAGTTTGTTAGAGCAATTGTAATGGTTTATAATAAACTTACAAAATCTCAATTGAGTAGATTAAAATCAAGACTAATCATTATTCCAAAATTATCTAATTCAACTGATTTTGTTATAGCTTTTGAAAACATTATCAATAAAGGTAAAAGAGGAGATTACAAAGTGTATTTAAACAAATAAATATGACAATACGTGATAAGAGGCAGAAAGAGTTTGCTAATGTATGGTTAAAAGAAAAGCATGGAATACTCAATCTATGTCCAAGGTTGTTAATAACTTTTTAAATTAAAATTTGTATATTAAAAAGGAATGTTATATCTTTGTCATATGAAAATAGATATAGCCCTTAGAAAAGTGACTGGTATATATAAAATTACCAACACTGTAAACAATAAATCATATGTAGGAAGTTCTGTTGATGTATATCAAAGAGGATGTATGTATAAGCACTTAATCAAAAGAAAGAAGTTACATAACAAACATTTACAGTCAGCTGTAGAGAAGTATGGATATGATAATTTTACATTTGAAGTGTTAGATAAGTGTGAAGAAGGTACATCTGTTTTTGATTTGCATCAATTAGAACAATCTTACATAAACAAAATTAATCCTGAGTACAATAAAAGAACTGTTGTAGACACAAATCATTTACTTTCACATTCTCAAGAAACTAAAGATAAAATATCTAATAGTTTGAAAGAATCTTTTAAGAATGGTAGTAAAGTTATCAATCGTATACAAGAACATAATATAAAAGTTAGTCTATTTGATCTATCTGGAAATCATATTCAAGATTTTCCAGGATTAGCTCATTGTGCTGATTTTGTAGGAGTGAAGTATCAGAGCGTAACTTTTGCTATAAACAGTGAAAGAAGAAGAGTTAAGAATTACATAGTGCTACGTACAGAGGAATCTAATTTGGTAAAAGATTTTCTAAACATACCTAAATTAAATTATGCTAAAAAAGTTACAGTTCTAGATATAATTACAAATGAGACATTACAATTTATTAATTGTAAACTGTGTGCAGAATTTATAAATTGTAAACCAACAACTGTAAAAAAATGTTATGAGAATGGTAAAATTTGGAAAAACAAATACAAAATAATAAACTATGAGTAAAAGTTTAAGAGATATTAGACAAGCAGAATTTGCAAAAGCTTGGATAGATAAAGGAAAGAAGGGTATAATTTACGCTTGTCCAAGGTTTGGCAAGATAAGAACTAGTATATTAATATTAAAACAACTTCCTAAAAAAAGTCTTAGTTATACGAATGCAACAGTTTCTCCTTCAGTATTGATTGCATATCCAGACAATAAGATTAAAGAATCTTGGCAATCTGATTTTGATGATCTTGGATATGATGATAGTAATGTCACATACACAACACATTTATCATTAAAGAAGTTAGTAGACAATGAGTATGATATTATTATTATAGATGAGATACATCTATTGAGTGAAGCTCAAATAGAAGTGTGTAAGGACCTGTTCAGTAACAATGGACAGGTTCTTGGTCTCACTGGTACATTAGCCAGTGATACAGAAAGAACCCTTGAAGAAGAATTAGATCTTCATGTAGTAGCAACTTATCCAATTGAAAAAGCGATTGAAGAAGGTGTGATTGTAGATTATGAGATACATGTTATTAAAGTGCCTCTTGACAATCTTGTATATAATGATTACAAAGGAAAACTTAAGACAGAGAAGAAACACTATGATGGATTATCTTGGGTAATCAATAAACTTCAGAATAGTGGATCAGACACTATGTTCATGCGTCTTGCAAGAATGAGACTTATTCAATCATCTTTAGCTAAAACTAATGCTACGAAAAAGCTATTAGCTAAACATAAAGATGAGAGAGTGTTAGTATTCTGTGGCACCACTGCTGTAGCAGATAGTCTTGGTATTCCTTCCTATCATAATAAGTCTAAAGAAAAACAAGTCTTTGAAGACTTTGCTGAAGGAGAAGGTAATCATCTAGCTGTTGTAAAGATTGGTAATACAGGTGTTACATTTTCAAAGTTAAATAGAGTTATAATAAATTCTTTTGATTCAAATCCTGAAAATCTTACACAAAGAATATTTAGATGTATGGCAATGGATTATGATAATTTAGAAAAAAAAGCGTATATTTACATTGTTACTACAACAGAACCTATTGAATTAACATGGCTTTCAAGAGCCTTAGATCTGTTTGATAAAGATAAAATATTTTACTCATGATTATATGCATCTATACAATAACCAATAAAGTAAATGGTAAACTTTATGTAGGAAAAACTATTAATTTTTTAAATAGAATGTCTAAACATAAATATACTTTAAGAAAAAATATTCATATAAATGAACATCTTCAACGTGCTTTTAATAAGTATGGAGAAGAATCATTTGATTTTGAAATTCTTGAAGAATGCAATGAAGAGTATTTATACTCTCAAGAACATTATTGGTGTAATTTATTAGATGCATTTAATTACAATAAAGGCTATAATATGAAACCTACACATCCATTAAATAAATCTGGAAATAGTGTAGAAGCAATTGCAAAGACTAAAAAAGCTCTAACTGGTAAAAAATTATCTCCAGAACACAGATTAAAGCTATCTTTAGCAAAACAAGGTAGAAAATTATCAGATGAAACGAAGTTAAAAATGTCTCAAGCTAGTAAAGGCAATAAGAAATCTGAAGAACATAAACAAAAAATCTCAGAAGCTAAAAAAGGAGACAAAAATCCTAGATTCGGTAAAATACCTTGGAATAAAAAGATATAACACTTGATTTTATTAAATATTATTCGTATATTTATAGAATAAATTAACTAAATAAATTAAAACAATGGCAAGTAAATTAGTTGGGATTGTTGGTGCAACTGGTACTGGAAAGAGTACAGCAATTAAGCACCTAAATCCAGAAGAAACGTACATTATCAATGTTGCAAAGAAAGAGCTTCCTTTCAAGGGAAGTGAAAAGCTTTACAATGCTGAAAACAAAAATTACAAGGAAATTGAAGATGCAAATGAAATATCTCGTTTGTTGAGAACTATTTCAGAGAAAGCTCCTCATATTAAGAACATCATCATTGAAGACTCTAATTACATTATGGGATTCAATATGGTGGCTAAAGCTACAGAAGTAGGATTTACCAAGTTTAGTATTATGGCTAAAGACATGGTGGATCTATTTAGAACTGCTAGACAATTGAGAGAAGACATCACTGTATTCTATCTTACACATCCAGAAGAAGTGATGGATGGCCAAGATGTGATAGGATATAAAATCAAGACAGCAGGTAAACTTATCGATAACCAAGTGTTATTAGAAGGATTACTAACTGTATGTCTCTACACTCTTGTAGAAGAGAACAAAGATGGAACAGCTAATTATCAATTTGTAACTAATCGTTACAGAAAGTATCCAGCTAAGAGTCCTGATGGAATGTTCCAAGAATTAAAAATACCAAATAACCTGCAAATAGTAGCAGAAAGTTTAACAAATTATTATAACGCTTAATTAAATAGAAATTATGAGTAGTATCGGAGGAAAGAAAAGAGAGAACACAGGAAGTGGTGATTCAGTAAAGAAAGTAGGATTGTTCGAAGCAAACATTATTGCTATCAATCCAACAATTGAAGAGTATAAAGACAAGCTTGGTATTGATCTTAAAGAAGACAGCAAAGCTGCTGAGTATTTAGGTGAGACTAAAGATGGAAACAGTTATGTTCGTTTAGATTTTTGGTTACAGAAAGTTAATACTACAGACAATTATAAAGTGAGCTTCTTCTTAGAAGATAAAGAACGTGAGAATAAAGATGGAACTAAGAAACAATATATCAATTCTATTGGTATGTGTTCTTGGGCAGGAGATGAAAATGATCTAGCTGAATGGTTCACAAAAGGAAGAGATTTCAGAGTGGCTTATACAGGAGAAGAAGATCTTTACAACTTCATGAGAACATGGTTAGCTGATCTTGATTATCGTGATGCAGAAACTGTTCTACAATTAGAATGGAAGAAGTTGATGAGAGGTAATATAAAAGACATTAAAGACCAAATTGGTGGAGAATGGGCTAAATCTGTTATTGCTCTTGCTACTGTTATTGTTAAAGAAAGAGATGGAGATTCTAAAGAGTATCAAGGTATCTATAATAAAGCCTTCTTAGGTGGATATGCATTGAAACAATTTAGACTTGTTGATTATGGAGACAGAAGAGTACAAGAAGGTCTTAAGAACAAGAAACCTAAAGATTTGAAAGCACACGAGAAATTCGTAGTGAATGTTATAGGTGAATATGGTTGTAAAGACTATTATACACTAAAGGACCTACAGGACTATAATGCAGATGACAACTTAGTTGCTTCTGATGCATATATTTCTGAAGATGGTGACGATTATTAATTCAATTGATTGTTAATGAAAGCCTCTATCAGAAATGATAGAGGTTTTTTATTTTAAAGCTATGAGTATACAAGGAAGAAAAAGAATAAGCTTAAGTCCTGATAGCATACTGGAAAAGATATCTGAATATGATATCTATAAGATGTATATGCCACATCAGAATTGGAAGATTAATGTAGTTACTTATTCAGCCTTCAGAGATGAAAAACATCCATCATTCATTATAGGATATAGAGGAGGAGCATTGAGATTTTATGATTTTACAGACTCTAGTAAAAAAGGTGGCTGTTTTGATTTTGTAATGATGCTATTCAATATATCATTGCGTGAAGCATTATTGATGCTTGATAGAGATTTTGATTTAGGGATTGTTAATGCATCCTCTACAAAGAATTATGAGAGGATTGTTTCTGATTATGCACAACCAACAGCTACATCTAAACGTGAATTCTTTATTCAAGTGAAGACAAGAAAGTTCACACATGAAGAACTAGCATATTGGAATATGTATTATCAAGACATAGATGATCTTAGAGCTAATAATGTGTATTCAATAGACACTGTATATCTAAATAAAAAGAAGTTTCCTATATTGGATTCAGAATTGAGATTTGGTTATCTATATGAAGGACATTGGAAGATTTATAGACCATTTGCAGACAAGAAGAATAAGTGGATGCCAAATAATGTGCCTATTACCATGATGGATGGATTAGAAGACATCAAAGATTGTGATGTAGCATTCATCAATAAGAGTAAGAAGGATTACATGGTAATGAAAAAGATTTACCCATGTTGCTGTGCAGTGCAGAATGAAGGTATGGGATGTTTCTCAGAAGAGAATGTAGAATACCTAAAAGATAATTCTGATAGACAAATCTTAAGCTTCGATAGTGATGAGACTGGTGTAAAGAATTCTCAATTGATAACTGATAAGTTTGATTTTGAGTATTGTAATGTACCAAAGCTCTATCTAGGAGAAGGAATAAAAGATTGGGCTGATCTTGCCAGAATACATGGATTAAAAGTTATAGAAGAATATTTAACACAAAGAGAAATTATATGAAAAATGAATATGGTAACTGTATAGAATGTTTACAAAAAGATTCTCACTATGTAACTTGTTCTTTAATTGATGTTGATCAAGCCAAAGAAGAAATTAAAAAGTTATTAAATCAATTACAAAAAGAAAGAATAGAGTTTAGAAATAGACAAGAATTTTTTAGTAATGGATTAAGAAGGTTACGTCATAATGTTTCTTTTTGGCAAGGTAAATATCATACAGTAAAAAATGAGAATAATAAACTTAGAAAAAAATTATGAATAAATTAACATCAGAACAATTAAGTGATATTGTTATAGAAAGCTTAGCATTATCTGTTGCACTACTAGAGAGATTTGAAACAATGGACCAGAATGGTTTATTTACAATGAGAGCTAAACAATCTTTAAGACAAACTCTTCCACATATCGAAGCTTATGTAAGTAAACTAATTACTGTCACTGCAGAAGATGAGGTGGAACATTTTAAGAAGGGAGCTACAGTGATAACAGAACTATCTAATAGGATAGAAAGATCTCTTAAAGCTGAGCATATATTAGATATATCAACCAGAAAGAAATATTTGAAAGAGATGATAGAACTAACAGCATTGTTTCCAACACAGAAACAAGAGCTTTATGAAGGTATTAGAGATTCAGGAATTTTAGATTATTAAGTTATGAGAAAACAAGCAACATTAAAAGAATTATGTTATGAATATTCTGAAGATGATTTAGATTTAGAACCAACAGAATGGCATGCAGCAGATTGTTTAGTTAAGATATTTAATGTATATGCTATTGAATTTGCAGATTGGATTAGAGTGTGTAAACTCAAAGAGAGAAGTTATGATTTTGATAATATAGAAGAATTATTAAAAACTTATAAAGAAGAAAAAGGACTATGACACTAAAAGAAAAGTTTATAGGAGCAGATAGATATTCAATTAGAAAAACAACTCTTTCTGATAGATGCGAAAAAATAGCAGATGAATTTGCTATTGGATTTGCAGAGTGGATAACCCAAGCAGAATTGCCTTTAGAAGAACTATTAAAAACCTATAAAAAAGAGAAAGGATTATGAGATGTTCAGACAATGAGCTAGAAATGCTCGAAGAAGAAATTAAAGAAAACATTGAATGGTTAAATGCATCAGGAGATTATGATGTAGAATGTATTAGTGTAGAAAACTTAGAAGCTATACTTACGAGATTCTTTCACAGAAAAATATCATTATCATTATGAATTTTCAGAATTTTAAACATCAAATGCATCCAAGTTGGTATTCCAAACTTAGACCATTTATTGAGAGTGAAGAGTGTGATAAGATATATGCATATCTAAAATCAGAGAGTAAGAGAGGCAAAAGAGTTGCTCCTCTCTCTATGCATGTTTGGAGATGTTTCTTTGAGACACCATTAGACAATTTAAAAGTGGTGATGGTGGGCCTATGTCCATATCATACACTTAGAGATGATGCTCCTGTAGCAGATGGATTACTTATGGGATGTTCTATTACAGGTAAATTACAACCTACATTAGAACAATTCTATACAGGTCTAGAGAAAGAATTCTATGATGGATTAAACTTAAACTATGTACCAGATCCAGAAGTACACTATCTAGCAAACCAAGGCGTTCTTATGTTAAACGCAGCTCTTACAACAGAGATTAATAAAGCAGGAAGTCACCTAGAGATATGGGAACCATTTATTAAATATCTGTTTGAAGAAGTGATTAATCATTTAGGAGTTCCTATTATATTCCTAGGTAAAGATGCAGCTAAGTATAAGAAATACACAGGCATATTTGCACATGTGTTTGAACTTAGTCATCCAGCATCTGCAGCTTATAAGGGATCAGAGTGGGATACAGAAGGTGTATTTTCAAAGGTAGACGTATTATTAGAAGAAAACAATGGGTTCACAGTGCAATGGTTGCCTGTAGATATGCCTTTTTGATGTAACAATCAAATAATTAAAAATAATGAAAGATAATGAAAGATAACAAATTGATTGCAGAGTTTATGGGATTTACCTATGAAAAAAATATAGGTTGGTATGATAATGACATGAATATGCCACAAATAGTATATGATGTTCAAAATGGTAATTGTTTTAATGAATTATTATTTGATCAATCTTGGGACTGGTTAATGCCTGTAGTAGAAAAATGCTACAACACAAATGCAGACTATTCTTTACATAAAAAAATTGAGGATACTTTTATGTGCATCACATGTAATAGAATAAAATTAGTTTATGACGCAGTAGTAGACTATATAAAGGAACAATTAAACAATTAGAAATTATGGAAAACAGATTAATTAACAGTTTAGATGAAATTGAAATAGGAGATGAAATTATCATTTCAGCAAATAGTCAATTAAAATATTTAAAAATATTAAGACTACCACTTAAAAAAGATGGAACAACATTTAAAGTGAGTCTTAGAAGAGATGAAAGAAGAAATGCAACTTGGACATGGAAACATAGAATTTTTGAACAAGATGTTACACAACATAATGATGTAATGTATCAAGATTTATATTCAAGAGATGTATTTTTAGTAAAAAGAGAAGCAATAATTTAAATTTATAAAAATGATATTAGAAAAACAGAAAGAAGCAAATGTCCTAGAAGAAGGACAATCACAAGAATCAATTGGAATGTCCCTAGACTTAGATTCTGCTCAGATATTGATGCAGATGTTAAGTAAGAATTTATATTCTGATGATATAGGCTCTGCTATCAGAGAATGTGCAAGTAATGCATTAGATAGCCATAGAAGAGCTGGAGTGGACACTCCTATAATTGTTTCATTTAAAGCATCTGCAGCTAACAACTATGAGTTTTGTGTAGAAGATTTTGGTATAGGCTTAGATGCTGATGATGTAAGAAACATCATTAGTAAATATGGTAAATCTACTAAGAGAAATTCTACAACAGAATTAGGTATGATGGGTCTTGGTTTCAAGGCTCCTCTAGCATATTCTAGTAGTTTCTATTTTGTATGTAGAAAAGATGGAATGGAACGCAAGTATATGATGTATGAAGGGGAAGATGCTAACACTATTGATCTTTTATATGAAAAAGAAACAACAGAAGCTAATGGTGTAAAAATCATTATTCCTGTTAAGCATCAAGATAGATGGCAGTTTCACAAAAAGATTAAAGAACAACTATGTTATTTCGAAAGTGTTTATTTTGATGTACCAGATTATTCTAAGATAACTAATGATTTTGTAATCTCTAGGCATCCACATTTCCAATTCTCTGAAATGTCTACAGATCAAAACTTACACATCTGTTTAGACAATGTGTATTATCCTTTAGACTTTGAGAAGCTTGGTATTGATAGAATTCAATTTCCTATAGGTCTTAGATTTTCATTGAGTGATGGAATTTATCCAACACCAAATAGAGAATCTTTGAGATATACACAAGAGGCTAAGCAGATTATTATGGATAAACTTGGTCAAGTGGGAGATTATTTTGTTACTAAGTATAACGAAGCTATCACTGAGGGAAGTGACATTAAATCTATGGTGAATCATCTTGAGAAGAATGGACATTATGTTGAAATGGGTAATGGTACTAAATCTAAAATTGATGAGTTCATTAAATTCTCCACTGTAAAACCTATTATTCCAGAATTAGAAGGAGTGAAGTTATTAAACTTTCCTTCTTTGTACAAAACCTATAAGCAAAACATTCTTGTAGATCCATTTCCTGTTAGATATTCATTGAAATATAAAAGAATGTCTGATGCAGATAAAGGTTATGTATGGGGATACAACTTAGAGAGTGTGTGTAATGGAGAATGTAATGTTTGGGTGTACACTGATAGAATTCCTCAGATCAAGAAGGACTTTCTAAGAGCTACATGTAAAGAAACTCAAAGTAATTTTCTTGTTAAGAGAGCTACACCTATGAAATTAGGAATTCCTGCTAAGTATGATCTTAAAACTTATTATCATTTATTGAAACTTGATAGATTTCCAAAAGAACAATGGAGAGATGCTATTAAAGAGTATCAACACATTATGTCTATGATTGAAGAAAACTTCACAGACCTTGATGAGTTAGAAGTTCCTCAAGATTTCATTGATAGCAAGAAGAAAGCAAAAATTAGTAAAGCTGGCTTAGCTAGTACTAAAAGACTGAAGCTGCAGGGAGAAATAGTTTGCAAGAAAGGTGTTGACTTGATGAGATGGAATGATGGAAGAAAGTGTAAATTTGATTCTCAAATCTATAAATTAGAAGATCTTCATAAGGGTAAAGGATTAAAGGTGTATACTCATCATGAGGACTTCTTGAAACTTGATCCTTTATATGGAATGATGGGAAAACAAAAGATGGAAGTGATTACATTCTCTAGTAGAGAACTAAAGATTGTAGAACAATTAAACATACACAATTTAATATCTTACGAGAAATTTATGGAAGGTAAAACAGCACCATTCAAAAGAATGATTACATCAATATTGATTCATGAGATGATAAGTACTTACAGAAGTACATTTGATCATGCAGATGCTTTGAAATATGTATCTACTGACTTATTTAATAAATTAGATAGATTAGCTACATACAGAAAAGAGAATTATGTAGAAACAAATGATACAATGAGAAAAGCTATGTTAGAAGTGGCAACAGAACATAAATTGTTTGATCCACAAATCTATACAGAGTATTTAGAGATGTTAGACATATTTGAGAAGCTTACATTCTTGAATCCTGTATGTGCAAGATTAGGTTACACTCGTGAAGATGATCCAATGATCCCAGTAATGACTGATTTGTTCAAATATTACAAGCATAGAGTAGATTTAAAGCACTATAATATCAAAATTAATGATGAAGTGCTTACAGAAGAAACAATAGATCAATTAACATAATTAACAGGGGGACATTCGTGTCCCTCTCTTTAACAATTAACAATTAAATTAAATCAAAATGGAACACAAATTTTTAAGTCTTGACTGGTTCAAGCAAACAGCAGAATCTGCAATTACTAAAGTGGTGGCTAACAAGTTAGAGAACTTGATGGAACAAGAAATTCCTGTAGAACAACAATGTCATGCTAAACATGAGAAACCATATTTTGCTATTAAATTGGTAAATGACACACTTACAGTGGTGTTAACAGATGGAACTATTATCAGTAAGCCTGGTGCAACTGAGAATGATTATCATGCTGTTCAAGCAGCAAGAGATATTTATGAGATACATGCTATTGTAAGTTCTCAAGAAGTGAAACAAGATGTAGCAGATATGAAAGCTGAAGCAGCAAGAATACAAGCTCTTCAACAAGGAGTAGAACTACTTGGAAAACTTCCTGATTTTGTTGTAAAAGGTAATTCTGTATATCTTTCAGATACAACTAGAAGTATGCCTCAATTGCTTGTGGAGAAATTCATTGAGATAGTTGATAGAGTGGGAGAAGAACCACAAACAGATGGTAGATCTTTTCATGAAGCTCTTAACGAGGATGATGATTATTTAGCTCATAAGAACTTCTTCATGTGGTGTTGTTTAAATCCAAGAGCTGAAGTGGCTAATGAACTATATAGATTCTTAACAGAAAATAGTTTCAAAATCACTAAACAAGGATTCTTTGTAGCTTTAAGAAATGTTGTAACATTACATGGATCTCCAGAACTAGTTCACTTCGTAAGTAATGCTTATAATAAGGTGAAAGCTGTATGGAAGAAGAATCCAGACAACTACACTATTTTCTTAGAACATGGAGAGTACAAACTTGTACATAATGATCATTTAACAACTACTGAAACTCACACATCTACTACATGTCAAGAGTGTGATGGAGAAGGTGGATGGGATGAATCTTCAGAATTTATGCATTATGAAGATGAATGGGTAGACTGTGAAACATGTAATGGAACAGGAGAAGTTGAACCTTATACATATTCTGTACAAGTTCCTGTAGATCATGGAACTAAAATTGGTGGGTTAACAGAATTATATCTTGATCTTCCTAATAGAGAAGAAAATAGATTTACAGACAACTGGAGTAAAACATTTGATATTCGTGTTGGACAAGTAGTGAGTATGCCTAAAGAAGAATGTAACTGGAGTACACAAGATTGTGCTACAGCAGGTCTTCACTTTGCTGGTTACACAGCTCCTTATGTTCTTTGTGGTGATACTACAGTTATGACTCTTCATAATCCTATGAAGGTGGTTGGTATTGGTGCAGTGAAAGGTAGATGTTGGGAATATCTTCCATTCATGTTAACTACTGTTGCTGAAGCAGATCAGATCATGAATGATAGAAGTTTTGACTTCTTACAATTAGATGAGCAATATGCTATCCGTGAATTAGAATCTCTTGCAGAGAAAGCTAAAGAAGGATTTGCAGCTGAGTCTAGAAAGTATGAATTCAACATGCCATCTATATCAGCTCATGAAATCAATGCTATTGTTGGTAGTCTTAGTGAAATGAAAGCCAAAATAACTAATCGTGTGATTACGATTAATTAATTTAATTATAGTTTTGTCCCAAATTTATTATATCTTTGGGACGAAACTTAATTATAAACATATGGCAAAGAGAGTGTTAGTCCCAAAGACAAGATGTGCAGGCACCATGAGTGAAGCTGCATTCTGGTCATTTATCAGAAGTGCTTTGAGACAAAAGAGCAGATGGTGGAAACCTATATCAGTATGTAAATTAAATGCACGTAGAGATTACAAAGGAACTAGTAAAAGACAAAAATACGAATACCAATGTAAGAAGTGCAAAACTTGGACTACTGAAAAGAATATTAACGTGGACCATATAATTGGTGCAGGAGCATTAAATTGTGCACAAGATCTTCCAGGATTTGTAGAACGTTTGTTCTGTGAACAAGATAATCTGCAGGTGCTTTGTGTGAGCTGCCATGATAAGAAAACGCTTAAAGAGAAACAAGCTAAAAAGAAATAATATGAAATTTATTCCTTGTAATGAACTATCTCAAATATATAGTTTTAACAGAACTAATAGAAAATCTTTTTATAGAGATAAGATTGATGAGATGAAAAAAAGAGAAGAACTTAAAAAACAATTTAAAAAATTAAGAAGTCATGATAAAAGAACTTATAAGTAGACTCACTATGGTGAAAACAGATAGAGCATCTACATATGACTTAATCAGTGGTAAAAGACTTAGTTATTATCAAGATTGTTATTTCCAATTGTTCTTAGCAGAATCAAGATGGGGGTATCGAATAAGAATTAAATAATATGAGTAGGACCATTAAGAAGAAGAAGACTGGAGGTAAAGCTGTCAGTCATAGTTGTAGAAACAATGGTACATGTCCTGTATGTTTTGGAAATAGAATGTATAAAAATTTAAAAAGAATGTTCAATGGAAATACAAATAATACTGAACAGGATTCAGTGTAAAGGCTGTGGAGAAGTTTTAACATCATATAACAGACATGATTATAAAACATGTGGATGTGAGAATGAAACAATGATAGATGGTGGTACAGACTATCAACGCTATGGAGGAAAAGATCTTTCATTAGTAGATAGTAGTTCTACTATATATCTATCAGATGATCATATGATGAATAGAAGTGCTGCACATTGGGGCAATAGAGGTAAAGATGGTAGAAGTCCTCTATCATATAAATCTATAGCAGATATGTCAAATGATCACATCATTAATATACTTTTAGATATGGGAGGTAAAATAGCTCCATGGATGGAAAGAATTATGAATGATGAAATATTATATCGTATAAACAATAAAATAGTAATAAATGACTAACGCAATCACAATCAATAAGACACCTGCATTTAATGAGGTGTGGCATGAAGGACACATAGAGAACAATGGAAAGTTTCATTACTTCTGGTTAATACATCCTCAAGGATTAGATAATGGAGGAGAAGAATATGAACTAGAGGTTAGATGGTTCTTTGCTAGAGTACCAAGGGAGATACGAGCTTTGTATCCACAAATTATAGAAGCATTTAAACAAACATTATGAAAACATGGATATGGGAGAATGAACATCTATTTGTAATAAATAGAGAGTTACAGAAATTAATAGATGATAAGATAGTTAAGACTGTTGTATCAATGTCTTTAGTAGCTACAGAAGATCCAAAAAGAGCATTGTCATTATATAGTGCAATATTAATCTATAAGTAGTATGAGAAAAATAACAGAAGAATCCATAAATGCTTTTTATGCAAATAAGAGATTTAAAAAAAGAAACATGGAAGTTTATGTAGGAGAGTTCTCAACTCAATTGAGGCTACATGGACATACAATAGCAATCTTAAATAATAATGGAGTGCTAGAGATAACAACTTGTGGATATAATACAAATACTACTAGAGATAGACTTAGTGCCTTAAAAGGTGTTACAGTGAGAACTAAGTTAGGTCAATTGTATTTAAACAATGTTAAATGGGATGGAAAATTAACACAATTATTTTAAATTATGATAAAAGGAACAGCAAAAACAGAAGCTCAATACAGAGCAGTGGTAATGGATTCATCCAGTAGCCTAAAAGATTTCTCTACAGATAGAAAGAAATATTATAAAAAGTTTTTTCTTGGAGAGAAAGTAGAAGATAAAGATAGCTCAGCAGCTAATATGGGTAGAATAGTTGAAACCCTACTTATGGAACCACATCTATTTGATGATAAGTTCTATATGTCATCTTGTATATCTACACCAACAGGATTAATGTTAGATTTTGTTGAAGCATTATATCGTGTAACAAGAGATGCTACAGATGAAGCTGGTATAATTAGTAGAGAATTTACAGATATTCTATTAGATGCTTATAATCTATCAGGATTTAAGATTAAATACGAAGCTGTAATAGGTAAGTTTTATGGAAGTGATGCAGAGATCTATTATAATGAGATTAGAAAGGTGAGAACTAAGAATCTAACTGTTGTAAACACAATGGAAATATCCATTGCTGAGAAGATTGTAGAGCAACTTAGAATCAATAGTACAACAGCACCAATTGTAAATCTATTTAATAGTTCTAGATATGAGGTGATAGATCAAATGCAAGTAGAAGGATACACAATTGATGGACATTTGTTTAAGAGTATGCTTGATAAAGTTGTGATTGATCACAAAGAAAAAACAATTCAACCATATGATCTTAAATGCACATGGTCTGTAGAGAACTTCTATGAAGAATATTACTTGTACAGAAGAGCATACATCCAAGCGTACTTATATTATTATGCAATGTTACATATAGCAAATGATCCAGATGGTCCTTATTATGGATATAATGTACAATATTTAAAATTTATTGTATGTGATAGCACAAACTATTATCAACCTCTTATATATACATTAGATGTAGATGATATGTATTCTGCAAACAATGGATTTATACACAAAGGAAGAACTTATCCAGGTGTAAAAGAACTGATAGAAGCATTGAAATGGTGTAGACAAACAAACACATGGAACATAAGCCACAAAAACTATTTATCTAACGGAATTGTAAACATCAAGGGATAAAAAATGACAATAAAGAAAACAATAACCAGCATCTTCATGGTGCCAACTCTTAAAGCACCTAAAGATGCTCTTAGAGGAAATGGATTTATCAATGCGTACATTAAAGATGATAGAAAAGATGAGCAATATGAAGAAGCTATCTATCTATTATTCAAACCAGATGATTTAGATAAGTTCAGAGAGTTTCTAGATAATGAATATGAAAGAACCAAAAACATAATAGAAGATTATGATTATGAAGATGGTTATGTCGTAGTGGTATATAAGCTTAATGAAAAATACAAAAAGGATTTTGAACTAATTAGAAAAGGTAAATATTCTAAAACATCAGCAGATTTTCAAGAAAACTTTCCAAAAATAATAAAAATCTATAAAAATGGATTACATAGAGATGAACTTTCTTTACAATATAGAATTTTCAGTAAATCTCAAGATCTTATAGAGCATTGGGAAGAGAAGCTTGGTGTTATATTTGAAGATGAGTATGAAGTGTGGAGTGGATTCGATGAATCAAAAGAAATTTTAGAACTTGATAAAATAAAAGAAATATGTGCAACAGAGATATCTTAGAAGCGATTATAGAAGAAGTAGGAAGTGATAAAGCTGCAGAGTTTTGTCACTTAGCTAGCTTGATGTATGATATTAAATATCAAGCATCAAAAACTAAAGATCCACTAACAGAATATGATTTTGAAAGAACATGGTGGTTAGACGCAGGAATAGCATTAAACAAACAATTAACAATAGACTAATATGAAAGGATTAGAATTGATACAAACGTATCCAGCAGCAGGTAAAATAGTAAAAGAGTGGTTTTTTAAATCAATGCTTGAATCATTTAAAGATGATACAGTGCCTGATGAGTTTAAAGAATACATGCTTGAGCAAGGAATAGAAGATGATAAGATAGGTGTATTAATAGATGTTAATCCTAGAATGTTATTTGATGTATTTGATGATAATGAGGTATTTATTTTCATCCATTATATGGATGTAAAAGATAATGTTAAATTCTTCTATAGTTTTAGAAATATAGATACTAATCCTGTCAAATCATTTAAAACTAGAAAAGAAGCAGAACTATATGCTATAGAATCTGCATTTGAAATGTTAGAGAATAACTTATCTCCAAAAGTAGAAGAATAATTAGGAATAACCAGGGAGATGATGTATATTTGTCTCCCTTAATTTAAAAAATATGAGAACAAATAAAGAATTTAATGATAAGTACGATGCTTATTTAGAAAAAGATCATGGAGGTATGCAAATACAAGTTCCAGCAGTGTTAAGTTATATTGATCAAATCTTTAATGATCTTACAGAGATACCTGGTTTTCAATATCAACAAATCAAAACTAAATTTGGTTTAGCTAGAGTGCATACAAATCTTGAAGAAATTATGCCATTCGTAGGAAGAGTGATAAATCAAGAAATTGAAGAGAAGATTAACTTTATTCTTAAAGTGGAATACGAGGTGGAGAATAGATTAAAAAGTTTAAATCTAGACAAAGATGGAAAGACTATTCAACCAGTATAAGAACATGTTAATTGTACATCCAGGATATCAAGGATATGTTTGTGGATACAATGATGCTCACATCATATTAGCTGTAGAAACTAAAGATGATAAGAACTTCTGGAGAAAGCTACAAAATCCATACATCATGGAAGAGTATAAAGATACTAAGTATAGATATGTCTTTGAAGATGAAAGAGAATTGATTAAACAATCTAAAAATGAAAAGTGATAGACTATCTATAAAGACAAAACTATTAATATATGAATACAAGGAAAGATTTCCTCAATTATCACCACATGAAATATGTATGATATTTTATTTACCATATGATGACGTGAATCAATTATTTGGTAAAGAGTACATAATAGTTCCTTCTAAAATAAATAATTAATATGGATGAAGAAAAAAGAAAGTTTACCGAAGGAAAAGATTACTACTTAGAGGATGGAAGAATTCATTTTACTAAAGAGTATCTTGAGAAAAGAGGACCATGTTGTGGTAATGAATGCAGACATTGTCCTTATGATAAAAGTGAAAAAGGAAATACATCACTTAGAACAAGTGAATAAAAAGTTCTGTTCTGTTTTTTAATTGTTGAGAGAGCCCTAAAGAAATTTGGGGCTTTTTTATCCTCAACCCATTTTTCCCAAAAACAGATCAGAAATACCTATTTTGTCACAAATGTATTCTAAATTTGTTACAAATCGTGGATAGATAAACCCCAATTTATGGGGTCTTTCTTACTACAAAAGGTAATTAACATGTTATCTACAACGTGCTATATATGATACAATTAGCTAACATATTAATCAGGTAAATAATGGAAGAAACCTGACATTTTACTTGGAAAAAACACAAAAATTAACTATCTTTAAACAATTAAAACAATTAAATAATGGCAAAAAAAGCAGTGGCTAAAGAAACTAATAACAAGTTTCAAGAAGCAATGGACAACCTTAATAAAAAATATGGGGTTGGTTCAATTTTAGCGTTAGATTCTAAAGCAGGAGGAGATTATGATGTAATCAGTACAGGAAGTATTGGTTTTGATCATATCACTCTTGGTGTAGGAGGATTTGTAAAGGGGAAACTCTATGAACTTATGGGCTGGGAGGGCACAGGTAAATCTACAATATGTGGACATGCTGCAGCTGAATGCCAGAAGAAAGGTGGAACTGTTCTATATATCGATGGTGAGCATGCTGTTGATAAGAGCTATTTCAAGAAATTAGGTGTAGATACTACTAAGATGTTAATTTCTCAACCATCTTGTGGTGAGGAAGGATTCAACATTGCAATGGAAATGATCAACACTGGAGAGATTGATCTTGTAATCATAGATAGTGATAGCTCACTCATACCTAAAAAGATGCTTGATGGTGATGTAGGAGACTCTACAATCGGTAGAAAAGCTTTATTGAATAGTAATGCTTATCCAAAGCTTAAAGGTGCTCTATCACAACATAATGTATGTGTTATAGTTATCAGTCAATACAGAGAGAAGATTGGTGTTATGTTTGGTAATCCTACTACTACACAAGGTGGTCATGCTCTTAAATTCTACAGTGATGTAAGAATAGAAGTGTCTAGAAGCTTAGCTAAAGATGGTGATGTAACTTATGGTAATATTACTAAGTTAAAAGCTATCAAGAATAAAATGTCTCCTCCATATAGAAAATCAGAGTTTGAAATTGTGTATGGTAAAGGTATAGATAAACTTGATGAGATGATGGCTCTTCTTAATGAGTTTGAACTAGGACGTAAGTATGGTAAAACTATGACAGTAGATGGAACTAAGTATGACTTAGAAGAATTCAAACAGTTAGTAATGGATAATCCAGAGTTCTATGATGAATTAAAAGAAAAGATTGTAGCTGCAATTAATCAAACTGATCTTCCTATAGAGGAAGTAGAAGTGGAAGAGGATGTTGTTGTTCCAGTATCAGGTAACTTATTTAATACAGAATTATAAAATGACAGAACAAGATTTTGATATCTTAGTGCAACAGCGTGTGCAGAAGATACAACAAACATTAATTGAAAAAGGTAAGGAGTATAGAAGAGGGAATGACCCTCTTCACAACTTCAATGTAGCAGCTAGATTAGGTAACACTACTAGAGAAAAAGCTTTATGGGGATTTGCTCTTAAGCATTATGTATCTTTTATGGATATGCTAAATGATGTAGAGAAAGGAAGTTTTCCTAAAGAAGAACATATTGACGAAAAAATAGGAGATTTAATTAACTACTTGATTCTATGTGAAGCAAGTTTAAAAGATAGATTATGACATTAGGAGAAAAACTAAGTCCAATATTATCTGAGATAGAAGGTACATTGTTAGATAATTATGAAACTAAACCTGGATTCGATGATGAAGGGTTTAGAGCTTCAATCTTTATTTTCCAAAGTGTATTATTAGATAAAATGTGGGAGCTTCAAGAAAAAGAAAACCTTCCAATTGAAACAAGAGCAGATATGGCAACAAAGTGTGGTGAAGCCATTAGAAGTTTAGTTAAAACTTTTACAGATATAGACACACATAATCTTTATAAATAATATAATATGAAAAGTTACAATGAATTAGAAGCTCTTGTTATAGCATGGGCAACACAGAAAGGTATATTTGAAAATGGTACCTTTAGAGCACAAGCAATTAAAACACTTGAAGAATCAAATGAACTTTATGAAGCTATTGTTAATGATGATAGAGAAGAAGTAATTGATGCTCTGGGTGATATACTAGTTACAATCATTATACAAGCAGAGATGCAAGGATTAAGCTTGACAGAATGTTTAGAAAGTGCATACAATGTAATCTCTAAGCGTACAGGTAAGATGGTAGATGGTCAATTTGTAAAAGATGCAAAATAAGCTATTCTTTACATCGATAAATGATATATGTAAGAAATGTGGAGGGTATAGATTTGCCCCCTACAATTCTAATACATCAGCTACAGTGAGACTTTGTCATTGTACACAGATATCAAAAGAAGAACTTATAATGAAAGCAATGAAAACAGTATTTTTTAATGATCCACCAGGAGATAGATCAAGTAGTCATAAAATAGATGATGATGAAGTGTAAAACTTGTGGAAAGAATGCAGACAGTGAATATTGTTTTGCTCATAAATCTAGAAAGCCCTTACCATCATCTGGTAGGGGTTTAACTAGTAAAATGTCTGGTATTTCATGCAATAAGGCTAAAAATGTCCATAATGACGGACATATCATACAAAGAGAGATGTTTCTTAACATATGGAAGAAAAGAAAGCACCATTCAGAAGTGAGTGGAACCTATCTAGGATCTGAACCTATGAGTACATATTTTCATCATATACTAGCTAAAGAAAAATACCCAGAAGCTTGTTTAGATGAAGAAAATATCGTATTATTGTCCCTTGAAGAACATTCTAACGTTGAAAATGATATGTATAGATATGAAGAAGTTAATAAAAGACGTGATAGTCTCAAAAATAAGTATTCTATACTTTGATGCACTTAACGCTGCGATAGAACAAAATATCAAAGACAACAGAAAAAATGTAATTAAGTATACATCTAAAACAACAATGAAATATAACAAGTGGAAAAAATGAAAGAACCTAATCGAGTTAGAAAATCAGACATTAAATATGCTGTAGTCTTAAATGAAGAACAGAAGCTTGCTAAACAACTAATTATTGATAATCAAATAGTAATTGTTACTGGTAGAGCTGGAAGTGGTAAGTCATTAGTGTGTGCACAATCAGCTTTGGATTTCTTAATGAAGAAACAATGTGCTCATGTGTATGTTACTAGAGCTACAGTTGAAGTGGGAGAATCATTAGGGTTTTTACCAGGAAGTCTTGAAGATAAATTTAATCCTTATTTGGAAGCTTTTCAAGAGAACTTAGAAAAATGTTATGATAAACTCAAAATTCAAGACCTGGTTAAGGACAAGAAAATACTTGCTTATCCTATTCAGTTTATACGTGGTAAGACTATTGATGATGTGTTGGTGGTGGAAGAAGCACAAAACCTGTCAAAAGGGGAAATGCTCGCCATACTAACTAGACTTGGTAAGACTGGAAAGATTATTATCAATGGTGATAATGAACAGAAAGACATCAAGGAATCATACACAGGCTTATCATATGCTATAGACATCTCTAAGAAGATAGAAGGTATAGAATGGATCAAACTTAAAGCTAATCACAGAAGTGATCTTGTAGGTAAAATATTAGATAACGAATACAATTAAGAAACAATGATTGCTTATACAATATTTAATATTCTTCCTTCTAAAAACATCTGGAAGTTAGAAAGTATAGTTAGAGAAGAGAAGATTGATTCTATAATTTCTAATGACACCATTGCAATTATTTATCCAGAGTTAAATTCAATGTGGTATAACATAGACTTATTACGTTTGTGCTATCCTAAAGAAGAATGTAAAGAAATCATTAAAGCAATTAAAACAAATAATATATTATGAGTATAGAAGTATTAAAATTTAGTGCCACATGGTGTGGTCCTTGTAGAGTGTTAGCAAACACATTAAAAGATGTTGATGGAATAACAAACATTGACATAGAGAAAGATCAAGAAACAGCTAGAAAGTATGGAATCAGAAGTGTTCCTACAATGGTGTTTTTAAAGAATGGTGAAGAGGTACATAGAATCTCTGGATCTATGCCATTAGAAACATACAAACAAATCTTGAATGAGATTAATGACAGTAAAGAACTTTAATAGGTGGAAGTATTTGATAAACATACTTTTGTACAAGTAGATAATAACACTTTTGAAAAAAATGCAGAAGCTTTTTCTACATTATTTAAAGACTGCAGATACTTTGTACATAAAACAGATAGCTATCCAAATAATAAAAGAAAAATAGCTAAATTTGCTTCTGGTTATTTATTTGTTTACGTACCTGTTAAAAATCATCCTTTTTATAGTTTAAAAACAGGTCCAGGAAAAGAAATGAATGATGAAACATTAAACAAATATTGGAAAGAAATTTCAAGAAGAGATTTCTTTACATTAGAAGAATTACACGTAGTAACAAATTAAAATCAACAAATATGAACAATCAATTTATTTACACAGCTGTAATAGCTGACAAGGAGTTTAAAGCTTCTTTAAATCTTAATAAGGTTATTAGAACCTTAACTAATGAAGATGGAAGTCTTATTGTCATCCTAGATGATTTCAATGAGAGAGTAACACAACAACCAGATATCGACATTAAGACTAACAAGATGAAAGGATATAAGAGTGTAAGAGAAACAGTTCAATCAGAAATCTTATTGAATGTAGAAGACGCAGCAAGATTTTTTAACTTAACAGAATACAAATAAAACCATGGCAAAATTATTAGGAAACCGTATCTACTTAGAGATACCAAAGAAAGAAGAAAGTAAACTTATTGTAGATTCAAATACAAAAGAAGCTTTAGAAAAAGAAATGATTAACAAAATGAACAAGCTTAAAGTACACACTGTTGGTACAGCTATTATGGATGAAGATCTAGTGGTTGGAGCTTTTGTTCTTGTAGATCCAGAAGCTTTATCAAAAGCTAGAATGATTCCTTTATCAGAAGAAGAAACTGTATTGTTAATCTCTCATTTTGATGTAATTCAAATCTGGTAATATGGAATATCCTTTCATATCTGCTAAATGCATCACTTATGGAAGAGTAGATACTCTGGAGGAAGCTGTACAAAGTTTCCTCCTACAAGAGTATCCTGGTAAGAAAGAACTTATTATAGTTAATGATTACCCTCTACAGAAGTTAGTGTACGATCATCCAGAAATAAAAATCTTTAATATGGATGAAACTTTCTCCACTATAGGAGAGAAAGAAAACTATGCTATAGAAAGATGTTCTGGAGAACTTATTGCTGTATGGGATGATGATGATGTAGCTTTGTCTAATCATCTATCTAACATAGCTAAGTTCTGGAGACCAGATGCTAATCTTTTACATTGGCAGAATGGTGTGTTCTACAATGAACCTAATATAACACAATTGATGGCTCTTGGTAACTCAGGTATTGTATATAGCAAAAAAGCTTGGGAAGAAATTGGTAAGAGTCCAATAGAGAATGCAGGAGGAGATATGACGTTAGTTGTAGCTATTCATAACTTAGGAAGAGATAAAGTGGTATTAGCTAATCCTCCTAATGAAGAATGTTCTTGGTTCTATATGTGGGGTGGTAGAGGATATCATCAATCAGGTATGGGAACAGACACTGCAGATAGACCTAATGTTATTAAACGACATAGTGATTATGTAGAAAATCTCAGAAGAAAAGGACAGATTCCTACAGGAGATGTTCATCTTATTCCTCATTGGAATAAAGATTATAAACAAATGCTAAAAGACTACATCAATGCAAATAAATAGTATATCAATAGATTCAACTAATTCTATTACAGAACTATGTCTTCTTGGAGTGAAATATCCAACAGATAAATCTCCATATAACACTGATAAGAATTTACATAAACATGCATATACATCTATCTACAATCTATTATTCTCTAATATCAAATATAACAATCTACGTGTAGGAGAACTAGGTATATTGGAAAATCATTCTATGCTTTCCTGGAGAGAATTCTTTCCTAATGCTAAATTATATGGATTTGAATGGTTTGATAATAGATTAAATAAAGCTATTCAAGATAGTATACCTAATTGTTCATATTTTAAAATGGATGTTACTAACCCTACATCAATTGAAGAAGGACTATCTTTTGCAGGAAGTGAATTTGACATACTTATGGATGATTCAACACACGTATTTGAAGATCAAATTAAGTTTATTAATGTAGCATATAAACATTTAAAACCTGGAGGATTCCTAATCATAGAAGATATATTTATTAGTGCTAAGGAAGAAGATTATTCAGAAGCAATAGATCATCTGTCAAGTTATTTCTCTTCTGCTACATTTATATTTGCTAATCATGTATTAAAACATTCCCCTGGATGGAACAATGATAAACTACTTGTATTACATAGAAACGATAAACCATGTTCTTAAACATTATCACACCTTGTTCTAGACCAGAAAACTTAGATGTTATATCTAAGAGTATAAATATTCCTAGAGATCAGTATAGATGGATTGTTGTATTTGACCTATTAGATAAGCCAGAAAACATTCCAGATAATTGTGAATGGTATGCTATCAAAGATGCTAATAGTACATCTGGCAATGCACAAAGAAACTTTGCTCTTGATTTAGTTACACATGGTCATATATATTTCAATGATGATGATACTATTATGCAACCTAACTTATGGGATGAAATAAAAGATGAAGATGCTATAGATTTTATATCTTTTAAACAAGCAGAAAAAGATGGATCATTAAGATTGGAAGGAAAGAATGTATCTGTAGGAAATATAGATAGTCATAACTTCATTGTCTCTGCAGAATGTGTAGGAAATACAAGATGGGTTCTTAATAGGTATGATGCTGATGGAGTATTTGCACGAGAGTGCTTTGAAAAAGCAAAAACTATATTGTATATATCCAAAATTCTTTCTGTATATAATTCTCTTAAATAAAAAAAAGCCCCAACTAAAGGGGCTTTTATTATTTTGCTAATCTTTTAGCTTTCATTGGTTGCTGAGCACTTTTTCTGTTTCTAATAACATCAGCTTCCTTCATATAATTCCCATTGATGGGTTTAGGAGGAGCCACCTTTGGAGCTTTTCTTGGTGCTCCAGATTTCTTAGCTTTACCAGCTGTCATATTACTAGCAGCCACCTTTGCAAGTTTTCATTTTACCACCATTCTTCAAACCTCTTGAACCAATTTTTTTTATTGTTTTAGCAGTAAAAATTTTATTAGCACTATCAGCCATTCTATTTCTAGAATTCATTGTACTAGTACTATCTTTAGTTTGTTTTGATTGTAGAGCTATTTTTTGTTTTGGATTAGTGGCTTTTTCTAAAACTTTTCCTGCACTATCCACACGAAATAAATCATTACCACCTACACCAACTTGTTTTGAAGTTTTAACACTTTTTTCATAAGGAGTTACCTCACCATTCTGTGCTTTTTTAATTGTAGTACCTTTCTTAGCTATTACACCACGTCCTTTAAGGATGTCTGCTTTAGTAATCTTTCCATCTTTATTAAGATCAGGAAATGATTTACCATTTTTAGCTCTTACACCTGAAGCATTACCTTTATTAGTTTTTTCTATTTCTTTATCTCTTGCAGTTTTCTTAAACTCAACACGTTTATTGCTTGTAGGTTTATTAGTAGTTTTATCAGTTGTAGTGGTAACTGCACCACCCATTGCATATTTTTTAATTGTTTTCATTATATATTATTGTTTAGTTGTTAACAGTTCCACTTGCGAAGAGCAAGAGTTTTTCTTGTAGGTTCACCATTTGGTTTCTTAGCAGGTCCTTTAACTCCTGACATTCTTGCACAGAATGATTTTTTTCTAGCACCACCTTGAGGTTGAGCTGGTTTTAAATTACTTCCTGTAGCTTTATTATATTTAGCTCTTCCTTTAGCAGTCAATCCTCCAGTTTTGGATTTTTCTCCTCTACCTATAGATAATGATACAGACTTTGCCATTATTTCTTAGATTTAGCTTTGATTTTCTTTTCTTGAACTAACATTTGTTTTGTAGGTTTCTTACCAGATCCTTTATTAGCTCTCAAATTATCCCATAATCCACGTCTAGATGTACTACCATCAGCACGTTTTAACATACCACCAGATTTTAATGTGCTTCCTTTAAATGGGCCTTTCTTCTTAATAAG